TCAAGTAGTTTATCAAGCAATAGTTCTATAAGTTCAAGTTCTAGTGGTTCATCTGATTCATCTAGTTCTTCCTCTTCATTTGTGCCTAGAGCAGAAATAATAAATTTGGAATCAACAATAGAGGAAATAATAAGTTTGAAGTCATCAATAGAAACATCAATACCAAAAATATCGGAGATAGTGTAATGGCAAATAAAACATATGTAGGTAATGTTGGAACTGTTATTGATATTGATATGGGTCAGGATATTTCAGGTGCAACTACTACTGATTTATATGTAAAAAAACCTGATGGAACTGAAGCTACATGGTCTGGTGAAATTTATGGTTCCAATTATATTCGATATGTTATTGAAGAGGATGATTTGAATGAAGCTGGAAGATATTATGTCCAACCTTATTTAGTTATTTCTGATTGGTCTGGATATGGTAAAACTGTAGATTTTAAAGTATACGAGTTGTGGAGATAATTTTATGGGTGTATGGTCAAGACTTTTAGATAGATTTAATAAAAAACAAGTAACTTCTTTTGCCTATTCTTCTGGAAATGATATACCAGAATGGACACCAAAGGATTATGAAAAATATGCTAAAGAAACATATTTAAAAAATGTCATTGCTTATCGATGTATAGATGAAATGGCTAAGAGTGTAGCTTCGGTTCCTTGGGGTTTATTTGAGAAAACAGAAAAAGGAAAGAAAAAAGTAAGAATCTATGAGAATGATTATCTTGAATTAATTGAAAGACCTAATCCTGAAGAGTCTTTTGCATATTTAATGGTAAAGTGGACTGCATTTTTGATGATGGCTGGAAATAGTTTTTTAAATAAAATTTGTCCTTTAACTGGAATAAATAAAGATATTCCAAAAGAATTATATATTTTAAGACCTGATCGGATGACAATATTAAAGTCCAATGGGTTTTTAAATGGATTTGAATATAAAGTAGATCAAAGAATTAAAAAATGGTTATTAAATCCGATTACAAGACAAAGCGATGTGCTTCAATTTAAAACATTTAATCCTATTGATGATTGGTGGGGGGCTTCGGTTACAGAATCAGTAGCTCGTGAGATAGATATATCCAATGAACAGACTGAATGGAATAAAAAATTGTTAGAAAATGAAGGCCGTCCTGGAATGATTATCACTATAGAAGGTAAATTATCTCCTAAGTCTTTTGAAAATATGGAAAGAAATTTGAAAACTAAATTTGGTGGTTCAGAAAATGCAAGAAGAACTATGCTTTTAGAAGGTGCAAAAGGGACTAAAATTGAGCCCTATGGTTGGTCCCCTGTAGATTTGGATTTTATAGAGGGTGGTCGTGAAATATCCCGTAAAATCTGCAATGGATATAATGTGCCCCCTCAATTAGTAGGAATACCAGGTGACAACAAATATTGTTTACCAGCTAAAACATTAATATCAACAGATAAAGGACCTAAAAAAATTATAGATATTAATGTTATGGATAATGTTTATACTTTAAGTGAAAAAGGAGAAATAGTTCTCAAAAGAGTTTTGAATCAAGTTTGTAATGGAACTAAAAAAATATATGAAATTAAAACAAAAGATAGAACATTAAGAGCAACTGCAAATCATCCTATATTAATTAGGCGAGATAAAAAAGTAAAAGCTCCTATGATAAATATGAGATATTCTGAAGAATTAGATTATTATTTTGAGTATGTTGCTGTAGATAAATTAAAAATAAAAGATGTTGTTGTTGAATTAAGAGAATTGCCAGAAAAGTTAGAAAATACTTATATGTATTATGAAAATAAACAATTGACTATTGAAGATATGGAATTTTTGGGATTTTATGTTGGTAATGGTTGTATAGCTTATAAAAAAAGAATTGTAAATGGAAAAGAAGAAAGAATACCATCTTATATACATTTAGGTGTCTTACAAAGTGATAGTCATGCTAATAAGTATGCTGAGTTAGGTTCTTTGTTTAGTAATCGTGATCCTGTTTGGAGTTCTTATAAACGTTCTTGTAATGAGTCTTATTATGTAAGTTTTGGAAGTAGAAAAGCTTGTGACAAGTTAATTGAATTGGGATTTGAGGGTAATTCTCATACTAAAAGAGTTCCATCATGGGTATTTGAATTACCAAGAGAATATAAATTAAGTTTTTTAAGAGGTATTGTGGATTCCGATGGTTCTATTGATAAGCAAGGACGAGTCTCACTATTTTTATGTAATGAGAATTTAATAAAAGATATTTGGCATTTATGTATTTCTTGTGGAATTCATGTAGGCAATATAAGAAAACATAATTATGCTTTATGTCCTGTGAAAAGTAAATTTGTTAAAGGCACAGCTTATATTTTTATGATTTCTAGAGCTGAAGATGTTCAAAAGATAGGAACTCATAACGAGATTTATAGAAAACGAATTGAACAAAATTTAGGAAAGATTTATAAATCTTGTTTACTTGCTTCAAATACAAGATCTTCTATAGATAAAATTAAATCTTTAGCCAATGTTAAAAATATTCGTTATGCTCGTATATTATCAATAAAAGAGTTGGAAGAAGAAAAAATATATGACATTACTGTAGAGGATAATCATAATTTTATAGCTGATGGTGTTTTTGTTCATAATTCAAACTATTCAGAAGCACTATTACACTTTTATCAGAACCCTGTACTTTTTTATTTAAATCTTTATAAAGGTGAAGTTAATAATTGGATTTTTCCAAAAAAGTCAAAGCTTTATTATAATTATATTTTAGATGATGTACCTGCTTTGGCTCCTTTAAGAAAGACATTGTGGGATCGGGCACAAAAGAGCAATTTTTTAACTTTGAATGAGAAACGAACAATGGTTGGATATGATGAAAGAGATGGTTTTGATGTTGCTCTTTTTCCATCAAATATGATTCCTGTAGATCAATTATTAACATCTACAGAGGATATAGAAAAAGAAGAAGAAAAGAAATTACAAATATCTATACAAAAGTTAATAGATAAAGGTTATTCAGAAGAAGAAGCTCAAAGATATTTGGGAGTTATTGAGTGATTATGTTAGAAAAGTTATTGGAAATATTAAAAGAAACAAATGAGGAAATTAGAAGATTAAAACCATATGAAAATGAATATAGTTGCAGATTACAAGATCCTTCTAAATTTGATTCTTTTGCTCGTAAGAATTGTTTTAAGCGAGTAGCAGGTAAATGTTTAGATTTTATATTTGGCATTAAAGATGGAAAATCATCTGTGCAGGCTTATAGATATAAAAAATCAGTTTGGACAAAGGAACAGGCCAAGAGTCATTGTAAGTCTGCTGGTGGGAGTTTTGATGTTTGATATTTATAGTAGACAAGGAAAATTACAATATCAGAGGGAATTGGTTAGAAATATGATCATTCTTGAAAGAATTAATTCTAGGGAGATTCAACCAATTTTGGGAAGATGTTATTTAGATTCAGCTAATTTAATTGAATTAGGTGTTATTGATATTGATCATGTTATTTATGCTCAATATACAAGGTTAAAAAATATATTTGTAAAACATTATAAGAGAGTAAGTACATATGCCAGTAATAAAGTATTTGATTTTTTTGATGAAGAAAAATCAGAAATTATTCCTCAAATAAAAACTATAAAGGATGAATTTTGGAAGGTTGTTTTAGCTTGGATTGATATAGAAACAGCTAGAAGAATTACCAAGGTAAATAATACCACTAAGAATTTAATTAAAAATGTAATTAGTAAAGGAATTAATGAAGGAAAATCTTATAAAGAAATAGCTAAGGATTTAAGAACTATTAAAAATATAACTAATCCAAGAAGAGCAATGATGATAGCTAGAACTGAAACACATACTGTTATGGTTCATGGATTGGATGAGGCTGTAAAAACTACTGAAATTGAGATGGAAAGAGAGTGGTCATCTGTGTTAGATGAACGTACTAGAGGAAGTAATGCAAAGGATCAATTTAATCATATTATTGCTAATGGAGAAAGAGTAAAACAAGATGAGCCATTTATTATGACAGGAGAGGCTTTGGATTATCCTGGTGATCCAAATGGCAGTCCAGGCAATATCATAAACTGCCGATGCGTAATTCTTTATTATGTATTAAAAAAGATTGTAAAAAGTAAATTTTATAGAGAAAGGAGATTACAATGGAGTTAGCGTTTGAAGGAAATAATAGTTATTATAATGTTCCTTTTGAGGTGAAAGCAGAGGAAATAAAGGAAGATGGAACATTTACAGGTTATGGATCTATTTTTGATAAGTCTCCTGATTCTTATGGTCATATTATAGCACCTGGAGCTTTTACAGAAACAGTTAAACACAATGGACGAAATCGTAATGGGATAGCAATGTTGTGGCAGCATGACGCTCATTTTCCTATTGGGATATGGCATGAAATTGTTCAAGATAATAAGGGTCTTTTTGTTAGGGGTGAGTTAATTCAAGAAGTTCAAAAAGGGAAAGAAGCTTATGTATTAATGAAAAAGAAAGCTCTTAGAGGTTTGTCTATTGGTTGGGATTATATGCGTGATTCACATGGCAGCATAAAAAAGGAATCTTATGAATATGATGAAAAAACGGGAATAAAAACTTTGAAAGAAGTTGAATTATGGGAAATTTCTCCAGTTACTTTTCCTGCTAAAAGAAGTGCTAGAATTATAGGAGTTAAAGCATTGGAGGGAGTTCAAAATGAGCGAGATTTGGAAAATGTCTTGAGAGAGTCAGGATTTTCAAAATCAGCGGCTCAATATATTATTAAATTGTGTCGTCCTTCTTTGAGAGAGTCAAAGAATTTGGAAGATGTAGAGTATAAGGAGTTAGATTTGATATTGGCTAGTTTGCAACGAGTAAATATGAATTTAACTATTTCTAGACAGATATATGGGTAATTTAAAGGAGGATTATATAAAATGCCAGATAACAAAGATGATGGAATAAAATATCCTGAAGTTGTTGAAGCTGTAACAAAGGAAATTAAAGCTCTTGGAGAAAATACAAAAGAGAGCTATGAGAGTTTGCGTAGAAATTATGAGACATTGAAAAATCTTGTTGATAAGCATGGTGAAGATATGGCTGCGGATATTAAAGCACAAGTTACCAAATTATCAGAAGATATTATTACAAGACAAGATGGTTTGGATACTAAAATTGCAGATCAGCAAAAAGAGTTGAATGATAAATTAAATAATCGTCTTGATGGAATTGAAGTAGCATTACAGAGACCGATGAATAATATGTCTTTTGAATCCCAAGAAAAATTAGAAAAAGAGATTCAAGATTTTGCTATTGCTGTTGCTGTTGGAAGTAAAAAAGAGGGTGTTACGTATAAAGAGCTTGAAAATATTAAAATGGATAAGGAAACATATGATTCTTATCAAAAAAGTTTTGATATGTTTTTAAGACAGAAGGGTGATGAAAGAAATTTATCTTCTGAGCATTTTAAATCTCTTAGTGTTGGTGTAAATCCTGATGGTGGTTATACAGTTACACCTAAAATGTCTAATAGGATTATAACAAGGATGTTTGAATCTGATCCTTTAAGACAATTAGCAGCACATGAAACTATTACAACCCATTCTATTGAATGGCTTGTTGATTGGGATGAAATGGGCTGTGGTTGGGAGGCTGAAACTGAAACTGGTTCAGAGACTTCTACTGCAACATTTAATAAAAAGCATATTCCTGTTCATGTAGCATATGCAAAACCACGAGCAACTCAGACACTAATTGAAGATAGTGGCATCAATATAGAAAATTGGATTGCTGACAAGGCTGCTAGACGTTTATATAGAGTTACAGCAGCAGCATTTGTAACTGGAACTGGTGTGGGACAACCTAGAGGTTTTCTTACTTATTCATCTGGGACAACATATAGCACAGTAGAACAAGTTGCTATGGGTGCTGCTTCTTCATTGGTTGCTGATGGTTTTATTAAAGTTAAATATTCTTTAATTGAAGAATATTTAAATCGTGGTACTTGGCTTATGAGTAGATCAACTGTAGCTGCTGCGATGTATTTAAAAGATGGAACAGGGGCTTATATTTGGAAACCAGGATTACAAGGAGATGCAAATGCTACATTATGTGGTTTACCTGTAAGAATGTCTACCACTATGCCAACTGTTGCTTCTGATTCATTGTCTGTGGCTTTGGCCGATTGGTCTGAGGCATATATGATTGTTGATCGTTTAGGAATTTCTGTTCAGAGAGATCCCTATACTGTGAAACCTTTTGTTGAATTTTATACAAGAATGCGTGTTGGTGGAGATGTTATCAATCCTTCTGCCATTAAGATCGGCAAGGTCTCAGCTTAAGAAGATATTTAGTTTTGGAGATAGTAATAATAAGGTTTGACAGATAATTAAAATAAAGGAGAATATAAACATGAGCGTTAGAGAAACATATAGCGATTTTGGGTATTATCAAATGTTTGGGGCAGCGGAATATGCTACTGCTGAGATTGCTGCTAGTGGAGATTTGAGTTCTCTTTCAGTAGATACTCAAGGATATGATGCAGTTACGGTTATTATAAATATAGGATCATGTGATACAGCAGATAGTGGATCAGCAATGACAATTAGATTTTTACATGCTGATTCTACTGCTTCTGGTGATTATACAGATGTTTCTGCAACTGATTTAATTGGTTCTGGATGGTTGGTCAATAGTGGAGCTACTATTTCTTTTGGTGGAAGTATGGCATTAACTTCAGGCATAATTATGGATTTTGATATTCCTGCTGCATCTGTAGCATCTGCACAGGGTACTTGGGCTTTTGGATATATTGGCAAGAAAAGATATATTAAATTGATACTTGAATCTACTGGATCTGCTGATACTGGATCTATAGCGATGTGTGCTATAGCTATTCCTGGACTTCCTGCAAATTGGCCTGTTTGTGATCCATATCCGTAATTTTAAAATTTTTGAAAGGAGGATATAGATTATGGCAGATACTAATTATCAAGAATTGGTTTATCACAAAAGAGGTGGAGATGAATTAGTTATTGCTAGTGGTGGTACAATAACAATGGAGGATGGTGGAACAGCAACCATTGAGAGTGGTGGTCAGATTACTACTGAGTCAGGAGGAGAAGTTGAAATTGAATCAGGGGGTACTTTAGATTTAAATGGTGGAGCTGATTTTTATACTGTAGATCAATCTAATACAGCAGAAAAAGTACGGAATTTATTTTTGTCTTTAACTAGTAAAACTGATTATTATATATCGGGAGCTGTTACAGTATTAAATGTTAGTCAAATGACCCCTGCTTATGGATATCATAATTTTAGTGCTGCTACTGGTTTAAGTTTAACATCGATTACTTTACCTGCTCCTGATAGTGGATGTATTCTATGGATGAATGGAGATAAGCTTGCTGGAAATGCTAATGTATCAGTGTTGGTTTCTGGTTATAGTATAATAAATCAAGGGTCTGTTATTCTTTCATCTTTTGAATTATCAGCTTTGGGTTATGCAAAATTAGTTTGTAATGTAGCAGGGCAGTGGGCTATTGTTGCAGGCAATATTACTGAGCATACACTTGTGTAGAATAGGAGCTGAAAATGTCTAAAATAAAAATGAAAAAAACCACTAAGGGAAGTTTAAATGGAATTAATGTTGTTGTTTTTGAGGTTGGTAAGGAATATACAATAGGAAATGATATTACTAAAAGATTGGCTGATGTTTTTATAGGAATGCGTGTTGCTGAAAAAGTAGATATTGTAAAACATGTTGAAGAAATTAAAACTAAAGCTATTGAAGAAGCCCCAATTAATAAGGCAATTGAATCTTCTCCTTCTAATAAAACTGTTGATGAATTTTCTATAAAAAAAGTTGATAAAACAGATGATAAACCTAAAAATAGATGGTCCAAACGTAAAAAATGATAACAGATAGAGCATTAGACATTAATGGTAACAGACGTTGGTCTGTTACCACAGCTCCTACAGTAGAGCCTATAACATTGGAAGAATTGGAGTTGTTTGCTAAGATTGATGGTTCGACTGAGGATGATTTATTAGAAAGTTTAATAATAGGTGTTAGGGGTGCAATGGAAAGATATTTGGGGAGAGCATTATTAGAACAAACTATTACTTTAACAATGGACTTTTGGCCTGGTTGGGTTATAGAGCTTCCAATGCCTCCTCTTATATCTGTTACTAGTATAACTACTTTAGATGAGGATGATACAGAAACTACATATTCAAGTGATTATTATTATATTGATGTAGATAAAGATCCTGGAAGAATAATTTTGAAACAGAGTGTAACTCCTCCTAATAATACAAGTAGATATTATGGTGGATATAAAATTATATATAAAGCTGGATATGGTGATGATGCAGATGATGTTCCATCGACAATAAGAAATGCATTGAAAATTTGGTGTTCGATTGTGTATGAGACTCGTATATTTACAGAAGAACCACCATCTGAAGTTATAGGAATGTTGGAAGATTCTTATAGGATTCCTAATATATGAAAAAATGGACTTTTCCTAAATTACGACATAGAGTGACGATTAAAAAGGTGATTCAAACACCCAATGATGACGGAGGTTTTGATCGTTCATATACAACTTTACATACGGTTTGGATGGAAGTCAATCCTATTAGTGAGAAAAGTCCTTATGGTGAATATATTAGAGGAGTTCAAACGGATGAAAGGGCTACTCATAGATTTAAAGCTCGTGTAAATGCTATGGATAGTATTATAGGTCGTAGTTTTTCTTTGGGTTTTAGTACTGGATTTGATGTTATTATAGATATGACAACTTTAAAATCTGATTATTTTTTATTTGTGCAAAGAAATACATCAGCGCAAGGAAGATTGTTTAAAATACATAAAATAGGCAATGAAGAGGAATTAAATAATTATTATGTAATTTTAGCTGAAGAAATTGAAGAACAAGGAGTGGGATATACTGCATAAAAATGGAATTAAAAGTAGATATTAAGGATCATGATAAAATTCAAATAAAGTTGGATAAATTATCTTATAAATTAGTTCCTTCTTTATTTAGGGTGCTTGTTAAAGGTGCAATGGATACTAGAAATGAAATGATAACTTCAATGCAAAATTCCCCTGCTACTGGTAGAAAATATCCGAGTAGAAGAAATGATGGAACAATGCACACAGCTTCAAGTCCTTATTTTCCTCCTCGTCCTGATACTGGAGATTTAATAGCTAGTATTATTCCTGATGTTCGTGAAGATAAACTTGAGGTTGAGGTTGGATCAATAATAAATGAGCCTCCCTATCCTATATATTTGGAAAAAGGTTCTGAAAGCACAAATCTTGAACCTAGACCTTATGCTTGGGATGCTTTGGAAAAGATTTTTCCTCAAATTAAAGATGATATTATAAATGTTATTGTAAATTTATTATGAGATTAGGATTAATAGTAGCTAGATTAAAAGATTGTGAGACTACTTTTGGGAATAATATAGGTGGAGCTGCCGAATTGGGTATTGCAGTAAAAGAAACATATAAAACTGATATGGCTTTTGTTATCCCATTAACTGATACAGCAAATACAAATCCTAATGATTTTGGAATTAATCAAAAGATTACTGAAAAATTTGGAATTGTAGTAGCATTAAATAATGATGCTTCTCAAGCTGATAAAATAGGATTTAAAGCTTATGATAGGCTACACAGTATTCGTGCAGAAATTTGGTCTGCTATATTAGGATGGCAAATGACTGATATGGAAGATGTGATTACTTATGTAGGTGGTAGATTAATCAATATTAATCGAGCTTATTTATGGTATCAATTTGAATTTAAGACTGCTTTTAGAATTGATGATGATGATGGAGTTCCTATAGGTGATTTAGATAATTTTGATACTCTTTATGGTCAATGGATTTTAACTCCAAGTGCCAATGCACCTATAGAATCTCATTTACCAATAGATTCGGATGTAACACATATGGAAACTAGTTTAGATTTTACTGTAAATCCTGATATTGATGGAGGATTTAGCAATGGTTTTCATATAGGATTTAAAACATATAAAGGATAGGAGGAACAATGAATAAAGCAACAGAGAGATGGTTAATTCCAAAAAAGGGATTACTTGTAAGAGATCCAAGAAGCAGATCTCCTCTATCTGAAAAGGGGCAATTAAAACCGTGGGTGGGTCCTGATGGGAGATATTGGA